ATTTTCTGTGGTCAGGATGTTTTCCGCACTTACACAATTGCATTAAAGAATGCAAACATGTTCAACTACAGTTTTGATGGTAAGGCTGACAGCGAGTTTGTTCTACCTGGTACATCAATCAAAGTTGTTGCAGTTGCAGGCTTGAATGGCACAAACAAGATCTATGCTTTAAGACTTTCAAACATGTTCTTAGGTACAGACCTTTTGGACGAAGAAACGAAATTTAGCATCAAATTCGCCGAAGAAGCTGATCAAATTAGATTTGTTGCAAAGTTCAAAATGGGTGTTCAGTATGCTTTCCCTGAGGAAATCGTAAAGTTCACTGTATAAATTTAACAGGGCAGGGATTAAGTTTCCTGCCCTATTTTAAAAACTAATTAAATTCTAAAAATATGCCATGTGCTTTAACACAAGGATATACACTAGATTGTAAAGATAGCATAGGCGGTATCAAAGCCGTTTGGTTTATTGCTACTGGCAACGTTTCAGCTGTGACTGAGGTGTCAGGTGTGGTGACTGCTATCACAAAGGCATCTGGTAAAGTATTCTATAAATATCAATTGGTAAAAAATAGCAGTTCATTGACTGAGAATGTCAATGCGAATGTGCAGAATGGAACTGTTTTCTATGCACAGGAATTGGCTATTGTTTTAAACAAAATGCAAGCAAACACTAGAAATGAAATTCTATTGTTAGCACAAAACAATTTGATGGCTGTAGTTGAGGATGCAAACGGTAAGTATTGGTTATTAGGCAAACAAAATGGCTTAGACCTTTCTGCTGGATCATCTGCAACAGGTACTGCCCAGGCAGACCGTAATGGCTATGCATTAACTTTCAGTGGTGGTGAGAAAGAGTTAGCACCTGAGGTGACTAGCGGAATCATTGCTGGATTGACAGCTTAGGCTTTCGTGGTTTTCAATAGTAGGTAGTCGGCCAGTCTCTATTCAGGGGCTGGCTTTTTTTTGTGGTAAAAGACAGGGTAAAAGCTATTTAACAATATGATATATCTGACAAAAGGCCAAACCAGTAGTGTGATCCTGACTTTAAAGGAAAAACAGACACTAGCTGCACCTAATTACCTGTTCTATTTTGTCAATAGAACTAGCAATGAGGTGGTGAAGTTTGTGAAGTTGAACAATGCTGACATATCAACACACAAAGACAGATACAACAAATTCAGTATTGATGCCCAGCATGAAATTCACAATAAGCTGGCAGGTGAATGGACATACTACATATACGAGCAAACCAGTGCAAACAATACAAATCCAGCCCAGGCCACTAGCCTTTTGGAAACTGGCATTTTGAGACTGGATGACAATAACAATTTTGCATTCACCGAATATGATACAGATAACACATTTAAAGTAAGAGAATGAAACTAACAGACAATATGTTCATGCTGTCATTTGCTGAGGCAAAGCAGCCTGAGTTCATGGAAAAAAGAGGTGCTGGCTACATTGAATTTGGCAACAACAATGACTATCCTAGCTACCTTTTAGAAATGTACAATAAGAGTGCAAAGCACAATGCTATTGTAAGAGGCAAAGTAAACTACATCACTGGCAATGGCTGGGCTACTAAAGAGCCTGATGCTGCTGCTGAAATGTTCATCAAAAAGGCAAATGACTATGAGAATCTAAATGATTTGACTAGAAAGGTGTCTATTGACATTGAGGTGTTTGGTGGTGCTTACCTAGAGGTGATTTGGAGTGAGGTGGGTGGCATGCTTACCACTATCAATCATATTGATTATACAAAGATCAGATCCAACAAAGACAATACATCATTTTGGTATAAGCAGGACTGGAAAGACAGCAAGATCAAGACCATTGAAATACCTGCTTTTAACACACAGGTAAGGAAAGGAAAGCAGATCCTGTACATTAAGGAATACAGACCAGGGATGGACACCTATGCCCTACCTGGCTACATGGGTGCATTGAATTACATCCTGAGTGATATTGAGGTTTCAAAGCATGTTTTGGGCAATGCTCAGACAGGGTTTTCTGCCAGTAAACTTATCACCTTACCAAATGGTGAGCCGAGCAATGAGGAAAAGGGCAACATTGAAAAGCGTTTTGAAAAGCGTTTCACTGGGGCTGATGGTAAAAAGTTCATTTTAAACTTTGTTACTGGTGCAGACAGAAAGGCTATTGTTGAGGATCTAGGCACATCAGATCTGACCAAAGAGGATTTTGGTAAGGTAGACAGCATGATCCAGCAAAACATCTTTGCAGGTCATCAGATCACTACACCATCACTTTTTGGTATTAGTGAGCCTGGTAAGATGGGAACTAGAACTGAAATGAGGGATGGATATGAAATCTTTAAATCTACATACTGCAATGACAAGCAGCAATTTTTGGAAAGTGTGTTCAACATGCTTGCAAGATTGAAGGGTGCAACACAGGACATGTACATCCAGCCTGTTGAGCCTATTGGCTTTGAGTTCAGTGAACAGATCATTGCCCAGGTAGCACCTAAAGAATGGATTTTGGAAAAGATGGGTATTGATCCTAATAAATACGGCATGCCTACTGATCCGGTAGAACAGCAGCAGGCTGCATCTGTTAATGAGCATTTAAAGGGGCTTAAAGGCAGGGAATGGCAAAACATGCAGAGAATCATCAGAGAGTACACAAAAGGCAAAATAAACAGGCAACAGGCCACAGCAATGCTGAAAGGTGGATATGCTTTATCTGATGATGAGGTGAACACCTGGCTAGGATCTGATGAGGAAAGTGCAGCATTTGAAAAACAGATGTTTAGTGAGGATGATGTGATCAGTGTGTTTTCACAGTTTGGTGAGGATGCGAATAACTATGCTTTTTTAAAAAAAAAGAAAGTAGGCTTTAAGTCAGTAGAACTTTTGGGTGATGATGAGGCCATGATGATGGAGTTTAAAGAGGTTGTGCTGAATGAATTGGAAAAAAGTGTTGTGGATCTAGTTACTAAGGATAAGAGAATCACAGCTGAAATCCTGGCTGATGTGACAAAGACTGATTTGAAAGTCATCAATGACACACTGGGCAGACTAGAGGCAGACGGTATTTTAAAAGCTAGAACTGTGGGCGGTGTGATTGAAAGATCACCAGCAAGACCACTGAGCAAACTAGCACCTGGTGAGAAAGCAAAGACCACTGGCTTTTTAGTGAGGTACAGCTATGAATGGAAAAGTGAAGTGCCTACAAGTGAAAGAGACACCAGGGATCATCCATCTAGAGCATTCTGTAAAAAGCTGATGAGTTTAAACAGACTGTACAGCAGGGCAGACATTGAAAAGATCACAGCTAGACTAGGCTACAGCGTATTTGACAGAGGTGGTGGATGGTGGACACAGCCTGATGGCAACCACAGCCCTAGCTGTAGACACACATGGATGAGCAATATTGTAATAAAAAAAGATTAAAAGATGAGCAGAAATACACTTTTTATTTCGGTTAAAACTATAAAGGAAAGAACAGGCCTGCATGCAAATGTGGATGAAAAACTGATCCTGCCTGAAATCCTGACAGCACAGGACATGTACATATTGCCAGCACTAGGCACAGGGTTGTACAACAGATTGCAGGATGGCATTGATGCCAATAACCTGACAGCTGATGAGGCTGATTTGTTAGACACCTACATCACAAACTGCCTGGTGTATTATGTGATGAGTGAGTTACCAATGGGGCTGTCATATCAGTTTTACAACAAAGGTGTGGTGAGAAAAAGCAGTGACAATACTGAACTGCCATCTGCACAGGACATGATTGATGTGGCAAACAGGTACAGAGCCAGGGCTGAGTTTTATGGACAAAGACTGGTGAAGTATTTAAAACAGGTGGCAACTACTGTCAAATTTCCTTTATACAACAGCCCAGGGATAGGTGTGGACATCATCAGACCTGAGAGAGATTCATACACAACCACTATTTGGTTGGGTGATCACTGTGGGTGCAAAGATCCTAAAGACTTAGACAACTGGCTAAAAGACACAAACCAATGCTGTGATGGCGAATAAAACATATTCAAAAAAGAATCAGGAGAAACTAAAAATCTACCTGGAGAAAAAATTTAAAAATGGCAGCAAGAACACTGACACTAAATCAAGTGGTGCAACAAATCAAAGCAATAGCAGAGGCACACGAGCAAATTAATACTGTTTACTACGGTGACTTTGATGAGTTTTTGGGTGAGAGTGCAGACAATGTATATCCTGCCATGTACTTTGATTCAACCAATGCCAGCATCACTACCAGGACACTTTCACTGAATTTCAGTCTGTATTTCTTTGACAGAATGCTGCCTGAGAAAATCAATGAGACAGAGGCAGTGAGTGACATGCTAAGTGTGGCACAGGACATCATTGCACAGTTGCTGTATGAGGAATTTGAGTTTGAAATGCAGGACAATGTGCAGCTGACATTTATCACTGAGGACACACCTGACAATCTAGTGGCTGTAAAGGCTGACATCAGCTTGCAGCTACCATACACAGCTGACAGATGTCAAGTACCAACAAACTACCAATATCCTAGCTAAAGCTATTTATCAGTATGGCAAATAAGAAAATATCAGAATTAGAATCCAGGGCATCCCTTAGTCTCAGTGACCTGATGGCTGTGGGTGATCCCAGCACTGGATATTTATATAAGACTACCATCAGTGACCTAAAGACTTTGACAGGTGCTGGGGTGGTTTCTTTCAATGGCAGATTTGGCACAGTCAATCCTGCTGAGGGTGACTACACATTGACACAACTGGGTGATGTGATCATCACCAGTGTAACCAATGGCCAGGTGCTACAATACAACGGATCAAACTGGGTGAATACTACATTGCCAGCTGACAATGACACATTGGATATTGTTACAGGCAGAGGCAATACAACGCCCAACAGTATCACTGTAGGATCTGTGACAGCTGCTGGACTTTCAAACTTACTGGGACAGATCAGAACTTTTGCCACTACTGGCAACACATACATAGGGGCAAACCCAGGATCTGCAACTGATGCAGGGTACAAACTGGATGTCAATGGTAGTGTAAGATCTACAGGTGCATTTTATGGCACACAGCTTTTCACAGGGGCACATTCTTTCAGGGATCAGATGTACATCACAGCCACTACTGATGGCTGGACAAAACAGAATGCATACAATGCTGCATCTGCTTTTGCTATGGGATTTGTTGGTGATTTAAGGTTTGCACCTAGTGCAGCCGTAAAAGCAGTGTTTTCATTCAATGGATCATACAGCAACAACGGAACAATCTACAGTGGTGATTCATCATTGGTGAAAATATTTACTGGTGATGCAATGGGCAACACTATTGGAGCAACAACATTCAATGGCTATGGTATTAATTTGATGCCTACCTTAAACTACACAACAGGCACATCAAATTTCACAGGTATTTACTACAATCCTACATTAACAGCTACCACTGGACTGACACACTATGCAATGAATTTAGTGGCTGGTTTGGTGAGGATGGGTACACTTGCAGGCACAGGATCTAGGATGGTGGTAACAGATGCAAATGGCTTATTGTCTGCACAGGCAATCCCTGATTTAAGTGGCTATGTGACACTAAGCACTACACAAACCATCACAGGTGCAAAGACATTCAATAATTTAACCACATTCAATCAAAACATTGTTGGTGGAATCATCAAACTAAGTCAGGGAGTATTGCTGTCAAAATCAGCAGCTGTTGGAACTGATGCAGGATTTTTGTCATTGATTGCAACATCAGCAACTGGATTGAATTATATCAACATTGCAGACGGTGATGCACCATCAAACACACAAAGATTTGCA